TCCTACGTCACTGATGAGCAACTACTTTCTTTCTAACTTAAATTGACATTTCGGGAGAATTAAGTAAAGAAATGGCTTTAATAGTAGAATCATATAAAGAATTGGTAAAGGTAGAACAAAGTAAAATTAAGGAAGAAGTGAAGAAATTTAACGAGAAATACAATAGTTTGGCAAAAAAAGCCAAAGTGTAAAAGAACCAATAGAATAAATTAGTTAATTAGGAGGTGAGTAGTATTACTAAAAAATTAACACAGAAGCAACAACGATTTGTCGATGAGTACATTATTTCGGGTAATGCTACTCAGGCGGCGATCAAAGCTGGATATTCTAAGAAGACGGCCGCTGTTACCGCAACCGAAAACCTAAGAAAACCTAATATTAAAGCTGCTATTGAAAAACGCAACGAAGAAATCAAGTCCGAAAAGACTGCAGACATGACCGAGGTGATGGAATATCTTACTTCAGTTATGCGTGGTGAGCAAACAGAATCAGTTGCTACTGCTAAAGGTGTTTATGAAGACGTTGAAGTATCAGCAAAAGATCGCATTAAAGCGGCTGAATTAATCGGTAAGCGTCACGGCGCATGGACTGATAAAAAAGTTATTTCTGGCGATGTTCAGATTGATGTGGGAATGGGTGATTATGATGATGAATAGAAAGAAGGTGATACCATGCCAAACATCAAACTAAATTTTCCTAACCCATACAACGTTTTCAATAAACAAATTTTTGATAACTTGTTTGATTACAGTCATTTCGTTGAGGTTTGGTACTGACTTATGGCGGTGCATCTTCTGGTAAATCTCATGGTGTGGTACAGAAAGTTGTACTTAAATCACTCCAACACTGGAAACATCCACGTAAAGTGCTATGGCTTCGGAAAGTTGATCGAACAATTCAAGAATCAATCTTTGCAGATGTAATTGATTGTCTATCTAATTGGCAACTTCTACCTCTGTGTAGAGTAAATAAATCAAACCGTACTATTCATTTACCGAATGGTGCGGTTTTCTTATTTAAAGGGATGGATGATCCGGAAAAGATTAAGTCAATTAAAGGATTGTCTGATGTGGTGATGGAAGAAGCATCTGAGTTTAATCAAGATGATTTTACGCAGCTTACTCTTCGTCTACGTGAACCTAAACATAAGAAACGACAATTGTTCTGTATGTTTAATCCAGTTAGCAAGTTGAACTGGACATATAAGCAATGGTTTGATCCAAAAGCAAGGGTTGATCCGGAACGAGTATCAATTCACCAATCAACTTACAAGGATAATCACTTTTTGGACGCTGATAACATTGCAACGATTGAGAACTTAAAACAAACCAACCCGGCCTACTATAAAATCTATACGCTGGGCGAGTTTGCTACATTGGATAAGTTGGTCTTTCCTACCTTTACTAAGCGACGATTATATCCGGAAGAACCACAGCTCCGTGATTTACCTGATTTGTTTGGCTTAGACTTTGGTTACAGCAATGATCCTTCCGCTTTTACTCATTCCAAGATTGATATGAAAAATAAACGTTTCTATGTTCTTGAAGAATATGTCAAAAAAGGAATGCTCAATAATGAAATAGCCAATGTAATTAAAGAAATGGGTTATACCAAAGAAGTTATTACAGCTGATGCTGCAGAACCAAAGTCAATTGCTGAATTAAAGCGCGATGGGATCTACCGTATTCGACCAGCGAAGAAAGGACCGGATTCAATTATTCAAGGTATTCAATTCTTACAGCAGTTTGAATGGATTGTTGATGATCGTTGTGTCAAAACAATTGAAGAATTGGAAAACTATACATATAAGAAAGACCGAAAGACTGGTGAATATATCAATGAACCTGTTGATGCTTACAACCACTGCATTGATAGTTTGAGATATGGAAGTTCTGAATATAACGGAATGGCTAGTCCAAAGGCAACTGTAATGAAAAATATTTATATTTAGGTGGTGATTGAATGTCAGAAATTAAAGGGCAAGTAGTTGAAGGAAACGTGTTTATCTATCCTAAAGACGATGAAATGACAATGCCAGACTTGCTTAAATTTATTAGTAAGAATAAAAGCTTGGCAGAAGAATATAAGCATAACCTTAAAATGTATAAAGGTAATCATGATATCTTAACCAAGCAACCACGACAGTTTGGACCAGATAATAAGTTGGTGGCCAACCTGCCACATTATATTGTTGATACGTACAATGGTTTCTTTGCGGGTATTCCGCCTAAGGTAACGCTGGATGATAAAGAAACTAATAGCTTATTGCAAGAATGGAACGATGAGAATTCATTACAAGATAAATTAAGTGAGATTAGTAAGCAAGCGGACATCTTCGGACGGTCACTTGCTTTTGTTTATCAAGACGAAGATAGTCAAACACGGATTGCCTATTCATCCCCAGTGGATTCTTTCATGGTTTACGATGATACAGTATCACGACAACCGCTGGCTTTTGTTCGCTATTGGAAGAATACAGATAGTGTTCAAGTCGGAATGGTTTACTACAGTGACAAGACTATTTCCTTTGAAGGTAGTAAGTTCGTAGATGAGACAACTAATCCTTATGGTTTAGTCCCGGCCGTTGAGTTTTACGGTAACGAAGAAAGACAAGGTGTTTTTGATAATGTTAAAACGCTGATTGATGAGTTAGACCGGGTATTATCGCAAAAAGCTAATCAGGTTGAGTATTTTGATAATGCTTATTTAAAAATCCTAGGAGTAGACCTAGATCAGGATGGTGATGGTAAACCGGATGCGGATTTAATTGGTAACCAGATGATTTATAGTCCGGATGCTGATGCTACTAATGCAACTGTTGACTTTATCAGTAAGCCTGATGGAGATAACATGCAAGAACACATTATTGATCGTCTAGTCTCAATGATTTATCAAATTAGCATGGTGGCCAATCTTAACGATGAGGCCTTTGCCGGCAATAGTTCTGGTGTTGCTCTGCAATATAAACTCTTGCCAATGCGGAATATGGCCTCGAATAAAGAACGTAAATTTCGACAAGCTTTGCGGCGTTTATACCGAATTGTGTTTAGTGTCGGTCAAGTATTGCCTGAAGTACATTCAGAGGACTGGAGAGAGCTTAAATTTACTTTCAAGAGGAATTTACCAGATGACATTTCAAACGATGCAGACATCGCTCAGAAGTTACAGGGGATGGTATCAAAAGAAACACTATTGTCTATTTTGCCATTTGTTGACGATCCTCAAGAGGAAATCAAACGGATTAGTAAAGAGAAACAAGAGGATATGCAACAAGCTCTTAAATATGGCCCTGCCGCATTAGACCAAGATAAGCCGGACGGTGATAAAGATGGCGATGTCGAATAGTGATTACTGGAAGAAACGAGAAGATGAAGAACGAAAGTGGCAAAAGAAAAATATTGCTAGTGATGAAGCTTTTAATCGTTTAATTGAAAGATACTATAATCAGGCTATCTCACAAATCAATAAAGAAATAGATCATCAGTATCAATCTCTCGCTAAGTCTGTGGGTGGTCTTAGTAATGCTTATTCTACCGTTAACATGACTGATATTGCTGATTATGAAGCTGAGGCTCAAAAGTTAGTTATGCAAGCTGCTCAAATGAGAGCGCAAGGTAAGAAAGTTACTTATGGTTCATTCAGCGATGATGTCAATCGGCGAATGAAGATCTACAATGCAACCATGCGAATTAATAGATTGGAGTATCTTAAAAGCCAGGTTGGATTGCATCTTACTGAAGCTAACATGAACATTGAAAATGCCACTCGATTGAAGTTAACCGACAGCTATATCAATGAGGTTAAACGGCAAAGTGGTATTCTTGGACGTAATCTTAAATTTAATAATGCTTTAATTGAAGATGATAACGTTGCTAAAATCATTATGGCTCAAACTGCTGGAGCAAACTGGAGTCAGCGATTATGGCTTAACCAAGATGCGCTAAAGGCTCAATTAGACACGATACTTTCAACAGGATTTATAACTGGTCAAAGCAATCAAGCAATGGCCCGTCAGTTGCGCAATCAGATTAAGAGTACAATTAATAATCATGCATATGTTGCCGAGAGATTAGTGAGAACCGAAACGGCACGTGTTCAATATAAAGCACAAATTGATAGTATCAAGGCTGCTGATTATAAATATGTAAAATGGTATGCTGAACCTGGAGCTTGTCGTGTTTGCCAACGAATTGCTGATAATGATGAATATGATCTTGGCTATGGTGTGTTTCCAGTGGATGAAGTTCCTCAAATTCCAATTCATCCTAATTGTCGTTGTAGTATTAGTGCTTATTGGGTTGAGGGCAAGGATAATTTAGGTAAAAATAGTAGTAAGAAAACTTCTGAGTCATCAGATAAAGATAACTTTCAGAAGCTGATGGATACTGATATTACTAAGTTGAAGAAAGATGATATTGAATATCTTGGCAAAGCAATTAATGAAAAATACCATATCGATAGAATGCTAGGTGATAAAGACGGAATTGCTAAAATTATTGCCAATTATCGTCAAGTTGGTGGTACGGTTGAAAAGAGTCAGTGGATGCCACGGTCAAATGCAAGTGTGAAGAAAGCATTAAATGAAGCTTTTAATCACTACCCCAGTGACTGGGTTAATTATTTAAATAATGGCGAATTTATGTATGCTGGTAAAAATCAGCGTGGATTTTATACAAGACATTATGTTGATGCACGTGGTAGATTTAAGGCACCTTCAACAATAAAGACCCAGTCTGACATTCCAAAATATCTTCAAGATGATAAAGCTGGTAAATATAATACAATCTTTTCATCGGGTCGTCCTACTACAGCTTGGCATGAGTTAGGCCACTTCGTTGAAACTCATAATGAAGATGTTGAAAGGATCGAAAGAGAGTTTCTTAAAGAGCGGACCAAAGGTGAACAGACAAGCCGGTTATATGATATTTACAATGGTTTTATTAATTACCGACTAAGTGAAATTACTAAGAAAGATAATTTTATTAATCCATATATCGGTAAAGAATATCCTAAAGGAACAGAAGTACTTTCGATTGGTTTGGAATCATTATTTGAGCCGGGAAAAGGACAATTAAAATCGATTGGCAAAGATGGTAAGAATAAATATGTTAAAATTAATGAAGATGAAGAATATTTGAATCCGCGGTTTGTAAAATTAAGTTAGAAAAATAAAAAGCCATTTGTGGTAGACTTTTG